CCGCCATTTCCTGCTTCCGTTCCACCTGTCAGCCCCTTTTCCAAAATGTTCAGTGTAGCTTGTACCTGTGTCGCCTCGGCACTCGCCGCGTTTTTCTGGCCTTGCGAGATATTCTTGAACGCCTCGGCCAGCGTCTTGCGGACTTCCGCCGCGATCATTTCTTCCTGCTGCTGCGACTGTTTCTGAGCTTCCGCAGCCGCGCTTTCCTTGCGCCGCTCGGCTTCTGCCGGACTGACGAGCATACCACTCAGGTCACGCACAGCAAACCGTTGCTCAACCATCTTACGCTCATCAACGTGCAATTTCTCTTCAGGTGTCATGGTAGCCGCCAACTGGTCGAGCTGCATACCTCGCACTTCCTTGGCAATCAGGCTGGTAGCGCCCCGAGCGATCACGTTGTAATCCCCTTCCGTCTCCGGCGAAGGGTTGAATTTGCGGTTGAACCATACCAGTGACGAAATGTAGGATTGCGTGAACGTATCGAAGTTGCGGATGATGTCCTTGAACGGCAACGCCGCGTCGCTACGGATCATCGAGGCGCCGGCAGCAGTCCGCATCGGCTCGCTCGGTCCCTTCTCCATGTCGCCGCCAGTGGCTGGTCCGACGAAGGTTTCCATGTCCGCAAACTTCATAAACAGGTCGATCGTCTTGAGCAACTCGTCCATGTGGCTGTCGATCTGCACGTTCCGCACCGCAGATTGTTGTGCGTCCATGCCGATACCTTCCCGATACCAGATTTTGTACGCGTGCACACTGGTCAAGTCCTGATCTAACCGTAGCAGCTCGGTATTCAGCTCAAGGTTGGGTCCGCAGACCACACTGGCGTTATCCAGCAGCATTCTCGCCGCTGCCGCCACTGACATCTGACTGTCCCGCATCACGTTGGGCAACCCGTTGCCGATGGGACTGGTGTCGTCCTCGTCAAACAGAAACGTGTGGATGGTCTGCACGTCCGTTCCGAGTTTACGCCATGGGTTGATGTCGGCCTTGATGACATTGTTGTCCACCATCCACACTTCCGCATCGAGGTCGTCCGCCATGCGGTCTTCCGGTACGTCCACGCCGGCCAGCTGCAGGAAATGTCCACTGACGGGACCATTCCACACAATTACCTCGTACTTGGTCGTCTCGGCCTTCTGTTCGTTGACATTGATCTTGACACCCATGGTGCGCAACTCGGCCTCGAACGGCTGAGCTTTGTAATTCCCCTGCTGACCTGTCGTCTTGAGGTACGTCTTGATGATCTCACCGAAAAAGTCCGCCCGGTCAGCCAGTTTGCGCAACTGGTGCCGCGACATGACCAGCCGGATGAAATACCCGTCCATGGTCCGTAACGTCTTGGCACTCATGTCCGGATAAAAGTCCCACACTGGCAAAAACTCGAACGTCGGCTTGTACTGGGTGGACACTTTGGGTGCCGGGATGCCTGTCGTCGTATCGATGCCCCACTTGGTTTTCTGTGTCGACGTCACGAACGGCCCACGCAATACCCCAAGACCGTACATAATCCCACTCTGCACCACTTTGCGATTGAGTGCGATGTGGTCGAGCGACTGGTCACCACCCAGTTCCTGCAGCTGGTCGTCAATCTGAGTCGCGAGTTTCTCGGCCTTGTCCTGCGCCAGCTCCATCACCACCATCTCGACGTCGTCGTCCGTCAGCGGCGCATTGCCACCACTGGCCATGCGCGTATCCGCCAGCTGCTTCATCGCCGCGAGGACAGCCTGCGGCGACAGGTCCGGACTGGGGCTGGCCTGCAGTTCCCAGTTGCGCTCGTTGCCGGGGAACATGAGGTTCATCACACGTGACAACACACTGATGCACTTGACCCGTGTGATGCGAGGGTAGGCCCGCGACCGGTTGACCGACAAGTCACGCTCGATCTCCGGGTCATACTGCCCGAGATACTGTCGCAGGTTGCGCATCCACTTCAGCTCAGCCACCCTGCGGTCACTGACATACTGCGTGAACAGGCCGGACAACTTGTTGCCGAGCGCCCGGAGATCGTCGGCCTTGATGACTGCAACCGGCGCTGTCTCTGGAGCCGGTACGAGCAGGTCTTGCGGGGGTGTCAGTTCAGCTTGCATGGTATTTACCTGAAGTGGTAGCCAGACCCGCTCTGGACGGGTGGTTTGAATCCTACCACACGCCCGCCGTAACGTTCGGCCCGTTCAGCAAGTTTAGCGTAATGTCGTGCCAGATAACCAAGCGCATCACCGGGGTGCGAGTAGTGGTTCTTCTCCGGCTCCGATCCCTTGATGACGTCCCGCTTGGGGTCCAGCACGAACCGCCAGCCCCCCTTGAGCGCCCGCACCAGCACCGGACATTCCCGCCCGTCAATGAGGAGCGCCGGCCCAACATCCGTCAATCTCGCAGTGTAGTGCTCGATAGCGTCCAACCGGGGCGCCAGCCGGTTGTTGGTGTCGTACTTGATGTCGAAGTGTTTGCGCAGCACGTCCACCACGGATTTCTCATCGCTCTGACCCCTGTTGGCCGCTGCCGGGTCAGGCGCAATAATGACTCGTGCGTTGGGGAACCTCCGCCGCAGGTACGGTTTCAACCGCTCGCTGATGAGCCGCTCGGCCCCCATCCCGCTCTGAATCAGCTCACCGTACACCCGCAGCCTGCCGTGCAAATCTTCCTGCCCGAAGATAAACGCACTGCCACCAAGGCCGGGATCGAACCCAATGACGATCGGCTGCATGGGGTCAAACTTCAGGGGTGACGGCGAGACGTGCATGTCGGCGTTGAACGTGGGCACCACTGGTTTGCCCGCGATACTGTAACCCCATTCAGCCTCAATGAACTGTTTGACCCACGCGTTCGACTTGCCCTTGGCTTGGTTGGTATAGTAATCACGACCTCCCGGCAAATTCGCGAGATTCTCAGCATTCTCGCCAAAGCCAGACGGCTGCAGGAAATAGCGGGCATTCTCGGGCAGGTTCTCGTGCAGGTAGTCATACCACGGGTTATCCTCGGTCGAAGGGTTCGACGAGCCCCACATCCCCCAGTTAGTCGCCCCGCCATCCTTCATCGACGGGAAGCGCCCGAGACGTGCCGACAGCGCATCGACAATCTCCATGGGTATCTGCACGAACTCGTCGAGGATGGCGAACGTCACCTCCAGCGACAATACCCGTGCAACGTCGTCCGGCGTATCCAGCGGCCTGAACAGCACCTCGCACTCGACGTCATCGAAGCGCAGCGTGAACTTGCTCTCGGTAGCCCGCCATGCGCCGGCCTGTCCATCCTTGAACCAGTAGTTCCACGACACGATCGTGGTGTCCCTGAGCTGCGGCGCCGTGTTCCGCACCACTACCGCCCGGGTGCGCCTGATACCGTCCGGCCCGGGTTTCTGCTGCTTGGCCATGTACGCCAGCTTGAAGAACAGCCCTGTCGTCTTGCCGGAGCCCACCGGGCCTACGATCCAGTCGTAAAACAGCGCAGCCGGGGTGTGGTCGAGGATGTACTCCTTGATCGTCGGTGGGGGTGTGTAGTCGATACGGTTTGCTGCCATCAGCAGGTTACGTCGTACTTTATGGCTGGTTGCAACCACGGATATGCGGGCGGGTATACAACCGGCACTTGAGGGGGTACCCCGATCGGACCGTACGTCTGTCGCGACGCTTCAATCTGACATACCCTTGCTTCCAACTGCGCAATCCGCGCTTCTAGCGCTATAATCCGCTCACTATCTGTCATGCTTACACACCTTCCCACATCGAAGATTGCGAAATATGGTGCTGCAGAAACGCGGAGATATACACTTCGGTCTGTAAATCAGTGTTTTTACTAAAGTGTACTTTGCCGTCTGAAGTCACCCAGATAACCAGTACCAACGCGCCCTGTGCAATGCGATTCTGAGCATCTCCAAGTACCGCTGCAGCAGACCAGTTAACAGCATCCGAAATCGGTGTTATTTCAGCCGAAGACATGTTGTCAACCCAAGTTGATGTTGATCTGTAAGTTGTTGGCGTTGGTTCCAGCCTTCTCTGTCGGGTCTGCCAAGCCTGCTGCACGTACGGTGAACTTGATGAGGTCTGCTCGCACGCTGGCCGGCACGTCGTCATTATTGCTGTGGATCATCTTCCACGACGTTTTCAGAAGTTCTTCGGACTGCAGCTTGGCCTTGAGCTTGAAGCTCATGCCGTCCTTTTTGACCAGCTCCACTGCAGCGGCAAGGTCTTGAACGAATACCGGGTCGTTTTTCAGCT